AATCCGGCGGGGGGTGGATTAGCGAGCTTCATGGGAACCCATAAAGGTGGTGCTGGAGGGGGGGGAGCCGGGTTTGGGGTATCACAAGGAGGCAGGCAAATTGGACTGACCCCAGATCAAACTGTAATGCACGCGGCGAGCATGGGTGGTTACAAACTTAGAGGAAAAGGAAATTTTTCTGGTGGGGTAGATGTCAAAAAATCTTACGGAGGGGACGGGGGAAATTATGGAGAACGAGGGTCTTCAGGGGAATCTTTTACCAAAGAAGGAATGCAGATGCCTTTTCTTTTAACCGATAAGACAGGGGGGCACGTAGGCGGCCTTGCAGGAAAAGCCATTAGAGCTATAAGTACGAATATTAATTATACAGCGAGCAATTACCGAGACAAGCTTTTAGCCATAACTCCGTCGATAACACCTATTACGGATATATCAGGATTGGTAGGGTATTTTGAAGCAGGTAATAAAAGCTACAACACTGGAACAACAGAAGCTCTAGACAATGAGACGGTTGAAAAATGGGTTTCTATAAATGATCCTAATGTTTATTTATCACAAACGACAACAAACAATAAACCCAAGCTAAAAGATAGCCAAGAAGACGATGAAACAGTAGGGACAGGAACAGCTCTTAATCGGTCTAAGTCTGTAACTATCAAACCTGAGTTTTTCAATAATCAAAAATATATATACTTTACCCCTACAACAGACGCCAAAATTCAATACATGTTCCTTCATGGGGCTAGTGCAAATGCCGCTTCACAGGGAGATGTGCAAATAGATAATACAGGGACTCCTTATGTTGCTGCGGTGGCTGTAACAATTAGCATTCATCCTATAGATTTTTCTATTTCCGCTGGAACGGTCATTAGATTTAGGGGGGGATCTGATTTTAGATTAACATCTGGGGTTACTTATAGCGCCCCTAATAGGATTACTGAATTAGTGGGTGAGTTGTCAGGAGGGCCTTTAATTAACAATACCGTTGGGTACTATCGTCTGTCGTCATTAATGGAGGGTTTTGATATTTTTTATGTTATGTATCCAAATAAGTGGTTTAAGGATACTGGGGATTTTACTGCAAATGCAGGAGCGGTGGGCGTTAACGATAAGGATGCCGACTTTCAAACTGGTTGGGTGGATTTTTCATTACCTACGCTTACCGAAAACGAGTGCTATAGTCGTAAGGACTATAAAATAACAGATAATACGGGCCTCGGGATGGCGGGAAAAACATTTTCTTTTGCAGATCGTGGTTACCCTTCCGCAGTGGGAGGGAATCCAGATCGAGCTTGGGTGTATAATTTGAGCGGAGAAACTCTAGCTGGAGAATTGCGCTTGACGGCTCGTAACAGTGGCAATGTAGTGGAGGAAAACACATACCGTGGGAGCTCTTTTACTTTTAATTCTTCTGGGTCTGTTTTGATTGGAGGTAATCGAGGAAAAGGAACATCTACTGTTGATTTTGGGTTTCGCGGAGGAATCGCCGCGATGATTATTTTCAATAGAAAATTAACTGGAGTCGAAAGACGAAAAGTATTAGGCGTCCTGTTGAACAAATACATGAGAACAAACACTGCTAATTTACCATATAGCGCAGGAACTGCTTACCAAGTTGGCGCGACCGTGACAGGGGTCGGCACTTCTTGGACGGCAGCGATGGTTGGGCGGACCTTTTCTTTTAATGGCATTACTAGCTCAGGGTTGATAACGGCATGGAGCAGCAATACCTCTATAGAAGTCACCGAGCATAAAAACGCAGGGACCGCATCTGCTCGGTTGGGCTATCTCATCACCGATGAGGCCCCGTTTAACAAGCCGTCGGATTTGACGGGCTTGGCAGGGCAGATAATAATTAAACAATAATAATTCTCATAAAACATGGCTACCGAAGCACACAACAAATCATTAACCGACCTTCTGCCTGATACCTTAATAGAGCTCTTTGAGGTGGAAGTGGGGGGGACAATGGGGATCAAAAAATTTCATGCAGGAAAAATAATTGATAAGGATATTATATTAGGCGGGGTTACGTATTATTGTGTCCCTATTGAGGCTAGCGGTTTTGAATCGAAAGGTGACGGCACGTTACCTCGTCCTAAATTAATCGTAGCTAACCCTGACGGCCTTATTACAGACCTAATTAAACAAGAAGACGATATGGTGGGAAACATTTTCACAAGAATAAGAATTTTTTTAAAATTTATAGATGAGGTTAATTTTCCGGAAAGCGTAAACCCTTTTGGTAATTCTGATGCTAGTTCGCGTTTTGACGATGATGTTTATATTTTTAATAGAAAGATATCTGAAAATAAATACTTTGTAGAATTTGAATTAGTTTCCCCTTTAGAGGTAGAGAACTATAAGCTTCCAGCTCGTATTATGGTCGCTAATTATTGCCCATGGAAGTATAGGGGTATTGGTTGTCGATATGGGTCTCGAGATGACTATACGGGGCCTACTACTAATTTATATCCCAGTGTAGGGGGAGGCGAGAAGATGCAGTCTGTTGATTTTTTTCCTAGTAGAGAGGCTTATCAAATGATTATGGTGTCTAATGCGGGACACGGAACTGAAAAATTTAAAATTAATAACCCTAGCGCCACATATTCGATAGGAGATCATACTGGTGCTCCGGGGATAACGGTAGATGCGCTCCCTCTTGCGTTAAAAACGGGAAATCAGTTGGTGTTTGTTAATCTGGGAGTGTTGACTTTAAGCGCTGATGCGGCAGTAAGCGCAACTACGGTATATGGTAATCTTGCCATTACCGCGCTCCCGGATAACGAGGTGGCTTCGTTGAGTTATCCTGAAGCAAACTACTCTTATCCTAATGGTATAGCGGTAGAACCGTTAGCTACTGCTGTCAAGTTTGGTCAAAAAATTAATTTTGGAGGGGGTGTTCATTTTACGTTGGATAGAGATGCTGATATAAATGATCAGGAAATTTTTGGCGACTTAGTGGGCGGAAGCATGGGTGGGGCGACGGAGGGTAGTTTTAATGTTATAGATTATCGCGTACAAGGGGTGCCGGTAGCAGACGCAAGAGATAAAAGGTTCGATAGTGATTTTGGGTTAACCGGAATGCGTTGGGTTTATGAATATAATCCTACTGTCTCTGACATCGCTTTAAGCGCAACGGTTTCTTCTGTAACCATTTCAGAGTCTTCTAACTCTCTTGAAGTATCAGTTGTTGATATCCCGGAAGATATAAACCCTAAGCGTACCATGACGCTCTTTGATAGTGGTGGGTCTGAAATAGGTACATTGAAGTCGGCGGCCCTTGCTTTAAAAACCGTCACAGTGGAGTTGACGGCAGAGGTGACTGACGCTGATACTGTCACTGCAAATGGTGCGGCTAGCAACGGCGCTACTTCAATGGCAGTATCTGCGATTTCTGTAGATATACGTATAGGGGCAATTATAACTTTTAGTGGTGGTTCTACGTTTATTTTGACTTCTGCAGCTTCGATTTCGGCCACTACTCTTACTGGTATTTTGACAGGTGATGTAGCAACCCTAGAGACGGGGAGGATAAACAAAGCTGTTCTCCTAAAGCCAATCCCTGTATCTTTTAAAAAAGGAGAGGTAATTACCTTCGGGGCCAGCCAAACAGTTAAATTAACTCAAGACGAGGGTATTGGAACACAGTCACTATTAGGCACTGTTACCACGGGGTCTACCATTGCGACGGGAACTTCTGGTACGTTAAGAACTAAAATCAAAGGGGCGTTAGACCTAACTCTAGGCACCTCAATCGCTGCAACCGCAACCATAAAAACAGGTTATGTTAAAGGAGATGTGGTATCTATTAGTTCTTTTAACGATGAGCCAGTAGCGCTTTTTGTTTGTGTTAAAAATCATACAGTGTTTCAGGACCCCCGCTTTAAAAAAGAATACTGGGTAGAGGATCAGTGCAGTAAAACCTTAAATGCTTGTAAAATGCGTTTCGGAGACTATGACCACCTTCCTTTTGGAGGGTTCCCATCTATTGAAGCTTACAGATATACCAATTAGAGATGACTTTTTGAGCTATATTCAGCGCATTTCTTCTTTTTATAAAAAAGAAATATGTGGGATTATTGCGGAAAATTCTTTATTTTTTATTAAAAATTCTTCTCCCGAGCCTTTACAGACTTTTTTGATTGACCCTCTTAAGTATTTAGATATTTCTCAAGAAAAATCAATTGATTTTTGCTTTCACTCGCACCCTGAAAGCTGCTGTACGCCCAGCCCTGCTGACATAGAGTTTTCAGAGGGCTCTTTAATACCTTTTTTGATTTTTTCGTGCCCAGAGAGGAGATTTGGAATATATTTTCCTAATAAAAAAGAAACGATTTATTTTTTTATTTAAAAGTGTATAATATGAGTATGGTATTTGTTTCTATAGAAGGTCGCGCTGGTCAAATATTGGGTAAAAACTGGCGTCTTCACGTAGGCACTGTTGGAGAGGCGGTAAAAGCTCTGCGAGCCAACACTGGAAACCTATTCCATAAAGCCTTAAGAAGTTCTACTGGTTACGTGTTAGTGGTAGATGGTGCGCCTGTTGAAAGTCAGGGTTGCTTTTTTAAGAGAATTAAAAAAAGCTTATGTTTTATACCTGTTTTAGCTGGAGGAGCTGTAATTATCCCTGCTATTTTCGAGGCGATTTTTGTAGCTTTAGAGGTGTACATGGCCGCTGAGGTTGCGCTTGCGTTGGCGTACGTTATTGTTGTGGCGGGGGTGGCCCTAGTTGTTTATGGGATTTATTCTCTTATTATGTACTTAAATATGGATGATCCGCAGATTGAGGGCGATGGCACAAGCAGTTTTTTGTTTAACGGGCCAGAAAATGTAGAAGCTCAGGGGCAGGTGGTCCCTGTGGGTTATGGGCGCCTGATGACCGGATCCAAAATCATTTCGGTTTCATCTAGCAATGTAGATCGTGACATATGGGAGGAAAATAAGATGGGCGTATTTGGGGAAACGATTGTTAGAAGGTCTCCTTTGGCCCCTTCTCAAGGAATGGGGGGAGGGTCGGGTAGCACTAGTTATAAGCACGTTGTGGAGGCGGCAAATGGGGGCATCTAGTTTTAGAAATGACTAACAAATGACAAATATATCTATAGAGGGGCATTTAGCTGAAGTTGTTGGATCTAAGTGGAAACTGAAAGTGCGCAACTTTGTTGAGCTATTTAATGCTATAGAGGCTAATACCCACAAGCTTAGAGCTTATTTAAACAGCCGCACGGGTCATTATTGGGCTATTTTTGTCGACGGTGAAAAAGTTGATCCAGATTCTTTTTTGTTTCAAAATATAAAAAACAAATCTGTTAAAATTATCCCTTTGTTGGCGGGCGGGGTTACAACCGTGTCGGTAGCTATAGTTGCTGCTCTGGGTGCGAAGGGTGCGCTTTTAGTTGCGGTCTTAGAGTTTGTGGTATCAGCTGTTATATCTATGGCTATTTCTTTTGGTTTAAGTATGCTTATGGCCAAGCTAATGAAGACAGATGACCCCCAAGCTGCTAATACGACCTCTTTAGTTTTTGGGGGCCCTGAAAATGTAGTTAGTCAAGGCAATGCTGTGCCAGTAGGGTATGGTAGGGTTAGGGTAGGCGGCAACGTCGTTTCGGTTTCATCTAGCAATGTAGATCGTGACATATGGGAGGAAAATAAGATGGGCGTATTTGGGGAAACGATTGTTAGGAGGTCTCCTTTGGCCGCTTCTCAAGGAATGGGGGGAGGGTCGGGTAGAATATGAGTGAATATTACGCTACAAATGGGGAGGTTGGTATATTATGATGATAGAGCCGGAGAATGGTGTAACCACAGAGTTGCCTGCAGGCAAATCGACCAATGGCGGCGGGATTGACACTGGTAGTGTTTCCGGGACCGAAACGGAAAACGCGACAGCTGTTGAGCAGAATCAAGCGGATGTAAATCTGGAAGAGGCTGCAGCGGTACAAGGCGTAACCCCTTTGAGGTCGAACTCTTATTATGCACCCCCTCGTTCTTTAGAAGGGGTCATTACTGTCGGAAATCAGGCCAATAGGCGTCTGAATAATGACGTTATCAAAAGTAGGCTGGAAAAGCTAACGACTAAAGAGGTTTGTCCTTTTATTAATGCGGAGACTGTTGGAAAGCCGAATGCCCGAGCAAGGAAGACCTCTAAGCTTGAATCTGTTGGGATTTATAAAACCATTGACTTGATTTCAGAAGGGCCAATAGCGGGTCTATGCGACTCAAGCGGTAATTTGATACCTATTATAGAAGGCGACGCGCCGTCAAACGAAAATATGTTGAAAGGAGTATATCTTAATGATATTCCTGTGATTAATACATACGGGGGAACTATTAATTACCAGAGGATCCATTCTGAAATCAAGTATGGAATTTTGTATCAAGGGCTACTACAGGATCATAAACAAAAATCTCTTTCTTTTTTAAGATCTTCACAAACTTTCTCTATCGGGTTAACCTTGCCGGGGCTGAATGCGACGCAGGCAGTGGCTTTTGTGTTCATTAAAGATGATGTTTCTGGGTTAACCGTGCCGTTTTTACCAAAATCAAATACTAGTTTAAAGACTGTCGGGATCGCGCCGGTGGAGGCCAGTGCGGGTACCGGGGCGGTGACGGGAGCCGTATCCGCAGAGGCCCCCGTATGGGACAACGCATATGACATCCATGTGCACAAAGATAAAAGTGCAAAAAATGAAGATGGCAGTACCCTAGCAAACCAACCGGTGACAACTGGAGAGGGTGCTAATGATGTTGCTATTTATACAGGCGATACAAAGGATATAGAAAGGGATATAGTAACTCGTATACGGAAGGTCTTTAAGGAGCAGCCAGTTGTTTTTCACCATGCAATTACTAATGATAATGTAACTGATATTGAAGTTTCTTTGAAGGTGGACGCTCTTTCTCTTAGGTGGGCAAACTCGGGCGATGGCAGCTATGGCACTGGGCCAATGAATAATACTATTATTTTTCTTATCAAGGTGGGGTATGAACAAAGCGATAAAATGATAGGAGAGGGTGGTGATACTTTTTATGCAATGGCACCTATTTCTGGATTATCTACTTCTTCATATCAGAGGTCTTATACTTTTCCATTGCCGGTACCATCTACTAAGGATCGTAGAATTTCTGTTTGTCTGGCAAGCGAGGAGCCTTCGCCAGAAATTAAAGCCATAGGCGCTGTACAGCGATCAGGGGGGGTAGCAACCATAACAGAGATTATTGAAGATCCGCTTACCTTCCCTCACTCGGCCGTTATGGCTACCCTGATTGATGCTCGTTCTTTTGTAAGGGTTCCAAAACGAACTTATAACATGAAATTGCTTAAGATTAAAATACCCGCTAATTATGATAGCGAAAATAGAGAGTACTCTGGCAATTGGACGGGCCAATGGGCGGCGTACAAACAGTGGAGTGATAATCCTGCGTGGGTATTTTACGATATGATGACAAGTCGGAGATATGGATTGAAAAAGTTTGGTTTTGGAGAAAATATTGTAGATAAGTGGAATTTATATTCTATCGCTAAATATTGTGACGAGCTAGTGGAAACTGGCTATCGCCCCTCTAACACGCCTCTAAGCTTTTCTATTGATGCTGGTGGCTCTCTCGTTTCTATTACCGATACAGGTGGTATTTTAAAATCTGCAGGTATGAAGGCTCGTTTTCCTGAGGGAGCAATAGTGTCTCTTTATAAGCTGAAAGATAAAGATGGGGTGGCTATTGATCAAGGTTATCATAGACGTCTGGGAAACAGTTCTTATGACGAAAGCACTAAGATATTCAGTTTTTCTATTCATAAGATTATTAATCCAGAATATGTATTTGAGACTTATGAAGGCCTACGAGGTTTATGGTACGAGGAGGTTAATGAGTTAGCTGGTGACGACAAGCTAACGGCGGAGCAGTGGATTTTTCGGTACTTGAATAGAGAGATTGCTAATAATAGTAATAGCGACATAGTGCAGGATTATACGGGCGGTTTTTCTATAGGACCTACGTCTAGAACGGGTATTGTTACGCAGGAGATTGCTGGTCACCCTCCTGTATTGGAGCCTCGTTTTTCTACAAATATTTATTTAGATAGGCAGCAAGATGCTATGAATTTATTGAATGATTTAGCTGCTGTTTTTCGGGGCATGGTTTATTGGAATAGTGGTTTTGTGTTTATATCTAACGATCAGTTCAGGGAGCCGGTTATGCTTTTTAATAACTCTAATGTTAGAGATGGGGTTTTTACATATACGGGAAGTTCAAAATCTACTCGTTTTACTTCTGTTTTAATTAGATATAATGATGCGAGCGATAGCTACAAGCCAAAAGTCGAGTATGTTGAGGACGCTAGCTCTATTCGTAAGTATGGATATCTGGAGAAAAAAATTGTGGGATTAGGTACCACTTCTCGGTCTCAAGCTTATCGACTAGGAAAATGGTTTTTGTTTACTAATCAACTAGAAACGGATTTAATTCAGTTTAAAGCGGGCATTGAAAGCACCTACTTACGGCCCGGAGATGTTATTAAAGTTCAAGATAGTCTAAAGAATACAAAAAGATATGGGGGGCGTATCAAGGATATAAGCCAAAGCTCTTATCAGTTAACGTTAGATAAAGGCGTTTATGAAGATGTCGTTGGTCAAAAAATTACTTTAATAGTACCAGCCAAGTCAAGATCAGTTGATGATTTAAACGCAGAGGCAAGCACACAAATAGCAGTAGATAACTTTTCTGGCATCCCCCAAGAAAAGATAGACGAAACAAGAGAAACTCAAATTCAACAATTTACTATAGCGGCTGTTAGTGGAAGCGATGCCAGTTCAGGGGGAGCTCAAAACAATCTCATTACGGTAGAAGAGGCTGAGGGTTTTGGTAAAGTTGCAGTTGGTACAATATGGTCGATGCAAAACACTTCGACAGAAGTTAATATTACAGAGGTGAGTTATAGGATAATAAGTATCACAGAAGAAACTGCGGGAGAGTATTCGGTAACAGCAATGATGTATGAAAGCTCTAAGTTTGGGGCGGTTGATGAATCTCGTGACTTAGCGCCGACCCAGCAGTCTGCACCGTCTTCGGTTCCAACCGGCCCACTTGCAGGCGCGATAGACTGGGATGCGTTGATTGACCCAACACAATATGATGTGACTCAAGGCGATCCTGTTCCTATAGGAAATAAAACGCCGGAGTCCGATAGCGGAGCGTCTGTTAATGAAGGAGAATATGAAGAATCAATTAAGAAGGTTAGGTTGTTACTGGATCTAAGCGCCACTTTAGTGGGCCTACTGCAACAGCTGCAAAAAAACAATCAAAAGACATGGGATAGTCTAGGCAGGAAAGAACCAAAAGCACCTAGGAGCGGAAGTATAATTATCTCCCAAAGTTCCTCGGGAGAGTTTGTGGAGGGCGATGCGTTTTGGACGTTTTGGGTTAATAGAGATGGTGTAATCTATCAACAGACCTCTGGTTATTCCCTTGCTGGGCGTCAACCAAATCAATCTTTATCAATATCACGCACAATTAACGGAGTGGAAACTCCATTCACGGCTGAAGAACTCAGTCGATATAGGAAAATACGGATATCAGTCCCTGAGGGCACAGTACAGCTACAGCTTGTCATTAAGTTGCAAGATTATAACAAGGGAGTGGAGGAGAGTTCCACTATAAAGCAAATCCCTACACCGTGAGAGTGCAACAATAAAAATGCCTAAATTTATTAATTTTCAAAACGATGCTGTTTTTCCAGATATTGGAAGGGCTTTGCAAGTTTCTGGTTTTTACTTAGCTAACGAGCCGAGCGACGTTCCTTTTCAGGAGCCTTTTGCTTGGGACCCTTCTTTGGTTCCTTTTTCAGGGAATTCAGGTATTTCTTATTTTGCCAGAACTGCTAGCGGTCAATTTTTCTCTAAATCCCCTACGGTAGGGTGGAGTTTGATAAACCCTGTTACAGAAAAAGCGTGGAGCAAAAGCGAAATGCTATCTTCCCGGCAGTTTAAGGGTTTTGATATTTCCATATTAGACGAAACAGGTTTGCTGGTTAAGGATGTCGTTACGGGATATCGTAGTAATTATATTGAATTAGATACGAGCCATTTGGTTAATATTTTTAATTCAGTTAAAGGGGACCCTGCTTTTACTACAGCGCATGGAGTGGGGAAAGACCCTCGCAAAATGAGACTGAAGGTTGTTTCAAATGATTATTATGGGAGGCAACATACGGGAGAGTATTATTTAACAAGCCCAGAACCTCGGATAACGGGGGTAAGTGTTGATATGGGCACAACGCTCAATTTTACCCCTTCTATTACAAAAAGCACTGGTTTGGTTGGAATTGGATTTTATGCTTCTCATATATCGGGCTTTGATCTGACGGTAACTGGGTCTGGAGCAGCGTTATATGATTATAAGTCGTTCCTGCCTGCAAGCGATAAAAATAATTATCAAATTAACCCTCCTATTGTTAGTTCTGGTCTTTTTTATAAATTAGTGCCGTTTGATAATTTTGGCGCCGGTAGTGGTTTTTTGTTCCCGTCATCTATTAAGCCTTTTAATATTGATCCTTTAGCTTATTCTCAAGTTCCCTCGGGGATGACAGGTAAGTTGGCCGTCTCTCAAACAGCTTTTGATAAAATAACACGCCCTCAGTTGATGTTAAAGTGGAACCGAGAGCTTGGGGGAGCGTCTAACTATGAAGTTAAAGTTGAAGAAAGCGGAAAGTTCATTAATCGCGCTCAAACGCTTTCAATAATACCCCCTTCTATACAGGGGGTTTCTAACTTAGTACATGGAACAGGTACGGGGCGATTGGATCAGCGTTTTATTACTTTAAATCCTAGTTTGCTTGATCCTGTTTATAGTGGACGAGATGGGGTGCCTATTTTTGAGTCTTATACTGAAGTTGATCCCGGCTCAGATTTTTCAACCGGTACAGGTATCAAATGGAGAGAGCATACTTTATTTATTGATTATTTAGAGTCGTTACCTCCCGGGTTTCAGCCTAGAGAGCAACAATCAATACAAGAGGTGGCCATTGCTTCAGGTTTTACTGAATCAAATACAATTTATTTCGGGATTACGGGGTACGATACTGATAATCCGCTGCCGTTTCCATCGGGGGGGCAATTAGAAGGCTCTGTTTATTCAGGGACTTACTCTCCTCACCGAAGTGGAGGGAAACCGAATTCTACTGCTGGTTCAGCAGGAGAAGCGGGTTATGATCCTTATTATGGGCAACTAATTACAGGTGGGACAGGACACTTGGTGGCTAAGAATATTTCTGGTTTTCTTGTTACAGAATATGAGCCGCGCCTTTTGTTGGATGTTTACGATGACACTAATTATCAGATTAGTGTGCGCGCTATCACTCCCGGAGGAGCTTCTTCTTTTACTGATCCATTTGAATTAACAACAGGGCATATTTATGATGCGATAACTGGGGCAGGGTTTATAACAGGAGGTGGGAGTTCTGGTACTTCTGGCACTTCTGGCACCTCTGGTGGCTCAGGAAGTTCAGGCACCGCTGGTAGTTCAGGTACGTCTGGTTCCTCTGGCTCCTCTGGTACGTCTGGTTCCTCGGGTTCCTCAGGCACTTCTGGCTCCTCTGGTACGTCTGGTTCCTCTGGCACTTCTGGTTCCTCTGGTAGTTCAGGTACTTCTGGTTCCTCTGGCACTTCTGGTTCCTCAGGTTCCTCTGGCACTTCTGGTTCCTCGGGTTCCTCTGGTTCCTCTGGCACTTCTGGTTCCTCGGGCTCCTCTGGCACGTCTGGTTCCTCTGGCACTTCTGGTTCCTCTGGCACGTCTGGTTCCTCTGGCACTTCTGGTTCCTCTGGCACTTCTGGTTCCTCGGGCTCCTCTGGCACTTCTGGTTCCTCTGGTAGTTCA